CAATAAAATCAAATCCAAGCCCAACAATATTTGCAACCTTTGCATTTATAGCAGCATAGTTGTATGGAGAAATTTCATAAATTGTTGATAGATAATCTAAATTATATTCTGGCTGAATTAGATCAAATGTGGCGTATCCGCTAACTGCTTGCTGATGTTGTAACTGCTGGCTTACGGAGCCGTCCTTACCAACAAAAGCTTTTTGAAGATCTCTAGAAACTTTTCTTCTAAATGAAGCTCCTAGGCCTGAAAGCTTTAAAATATCTTCACCTTCTATATCGAACAGGTCGTCTGATTTTTGAGTAGTTGGATTATTAAATCTCATCCAGTCTGCGACATTAGAAACCTCTATGTTATTAATAAGCATATCGTCTTCATTCTCAATCATTTTTTACCACCATTCAGCTTAGCCATTTCTTCTTTGTGCACACTAATATCTAGTGGGTCTGGAGTCAGTCCCCATCTTAGTCTTTGTTTTTGATACTCAAACTCTTCATCGTCAATCTGTCGACTGCCTTCAATAAATTTTGGCTGGCCAACATCAATTCCGTAGTGTGCTACGGCTGTGGCAAGAAGAGCAATTCTTTCTTTGTTGCCAATCATAGATGCTATAGACAGGAAGTTATTATCTTCGTCTCCAACCCATCTACCGTCTGGCATCTCCCAAACATAGACACCAAGTCTGGTATCGCCAGATTTCATTTGAGCATTAATTCTTTTTATGTCCATAGTTAATTATTTTACCATCTTTATGTCTACAAGTCCAGCTTTTTGTCACTCAAGATGACAAAACTATATTACTTGGAACAAAATTCGGTCTCTAGAGTAGGTTGCCACAGACTCTTCTGTCATCTCCATGGACGATCCTTGAGCAATAGAGGCAGATTTTCCAATATATAGGTCATAATGTTCTTGATGGTTAATTAATGGGTTGGCATACAAAGCTATATTTTGATATAAATTGTCGTCTAATACACCAGATCTTACACCCAATAACTGTTTTCCGTTAAACCATATTTGTCCAGTTATATTGCTAGATGTTTTTATTAGTATATAGTTTGGCTCTCCTATATAAAGATAGGAAGATATGTTTGTAGCAGATGAGGCGTCCTGTCCATTTATATATAAATTAGCAATATTAGATTTTGTTATTCCTCCGCCTGCCGCCCACGATAATGCCGTCTCAACAGATCCAGTTTTATTAAATAGCAGATGTCCGCTAGATAAAGATTTTGGAGTAAATATCATTTCAATATTTCTATTTTGGCTTATCGCATCAATATAAAATGCTGAAGATTTTGGTCTTATTCCGCTCTTTCCTTCTCTAAGTCTTATTGGGTGGCTATCATTTGCTATGTCTATATCCCAAACAGATCCGCTTGTTGGCTGAGATATAGAAAGAGTACTCCCACCACTATGACCTAGCATTTTTTTTGTAGAATAAAAGTAAATCTTTAATGAATATAGCTCTGGCAAATACACGTCTGAATTTGTAGAAGTAAAAACAAATTTAAAATATAGTATCTTTGTTGAGGAAAAGCTAGAACCTTGAGTAAATCCTGGTATAGAAGATCCATTTACGCAAGGTGTCCACGGACCAGAATCAGAAGTTTCAGATACATAAACAGAGACTCCACTGGAAGCAAGCCAGTCAATCTTAGAGGATACATAGCTATTTGTTATGTTTAAAACCATGTCTTCTATAAATTCTCCAGACGTAAATCCTGAATTTAAATAAATACTATTATTATTTTTGCTGTAGGAGAGAGCATCATTGTCATAAATAAGAGTATCCCATGCTACTTGAGCTGGATAAACATATTTGGTTTCCACCTCTTGATATCTTTCTCCAGCCTTAAATAACTCACCTAAATCTGGTACCGATACCTGCTCATCATTATTTAAAAATAAATTATTGTAGTGAGACAATATTGATCTTTGAGGTAAAGAATATCTATATACTGCTGGACAATCAATTAAAAAATATTCTCCAGACATTGTAGGTCCAGATAGTAAAGAAATGCTTGTATTTGTGAATATGATTGATATTGGTTGTGTAGCCACTAAAGCACCGTTTACATATAGACTCATTGAGTTTACAGAGTACACTCCAACAACATGAATAACTCTGTTTGGGTTTGGAACAGAATAATCTATGCGCTCTGACTCTAATTTAAAAACAATATTTCCATTATCCCAATATAAACCAATTCCGCTAGAGTCTGCTAAGATTGGAGTCAAAGATGTAATTGTTTTTGGGTGTATCCAAGCCTCAAGAGAAAAATCATTGTCATATGTATCAAATGTTCCAAAGCCTCCAGTTCCAGTTGTTCCAGAAAAATCCTTTGACATAGTAAACTGAATGTAGTTAGAACTATCAATTTTATTTGAATGTGCGCCACCAGAAACTATAGGCATACCTGCTTTAGATATTTGACCAATATAGGATGCATGATTGCCACAGCCAGAAATATCATAGGCCACAGAGCCAGATGACTCATCTAGTTTCCATAAGCCAATTGGTGAATCTTTTACCACATCTATATAATAGGACATATTTTAATTATAGCAGAAAGAGTATTAAACCCAATATCCTGTTGCGACATATCTAGAGTTATTGACCCCTGGCAAAGACTTTATATTGTAATCTGAAGGATATATCAATATGCTACCTGCCTCTGGCTTTATCTTTTTATTTGAATTAGGGATCTCAACTTCTCCGCCATCATAAGAACAATTTATGTACATTTTTGCTGTATATTTGCCATGAGGCAAATCGCTATCTTCAAAGTTTTCGTAGTACTTACGAATAGAGTAATCTGTATATAGGTTTACAGGCTCTTCTATATTATTGTATAGCTTGTACTGAGTAAAACAATGATGGAATGTTGCCTTTAGGTTATTGATTACAAAAAGGCTTCTAGTGTCTACTACATCATTTTGTCCAGATAGATCTGAAGAAATATTCTTTTCAGAATGAGATTCTTTATGAGACCACTTTTCTATAAGAGATCTATTTGTTTTTGAATCATCTTCCGTTTCTTCAATAAACTGGATATAGTTGCCAATCTCTTGAAGACAATAGGTGAAGTAAAAAACTTTTGGAGATAACTCTTGAAAAACATACATTGCCATTTTAAAACCCTTTATTCTGGAACAAAGACCCCATCAACAAATGAGCCTTTATTCAACCAAAATGACGGAACCATGTATTTGAATCCGCTTTTTACTAAATGTGCTGTATGACTATATGGTGGTTCTGATGGGAAGATTATTACGCTTCCCGCCTCTGGCTTTATTGAAAAAGTAATTCTTTCTTTGTTTCTATCATCTTCAATATCTTCTGAAGCTGCATAGTCAGTTGAAGTAAGAACTCCGTCTCTAATACTAAATGAAAGCTCTCCGCCCTCGTAGTCATCATTAAGGTACATGACTAAAGAATACTTTAGTCTCTTGTCTCCTTCTTGCTGATCAAAATGAGAGCCCATAAAGGTGCCAGTCTCGTAACGCTTAATAGCAGTATCTGTCATTAAAATTAGCTTGGACTTTTCATCCACCTTCTCTGCATAATCCAAACAAACTCTTTTCATTCCGTCGAAAATTTCAGTAAAAATATACTCGGCATCCCCCAAAATATCTTTTGGACATTTTTCTAAAAGTTCATCTAGCTTTAGGTATTTAATTCTCTTGTGCTGTCCATAGATATACATTTCTCCACTGCAAGCACCCCACTCTTCCCAAGGGGTAACAAATTTTGAATAATTTTCAGAGTCTGTTCTTTCAATCAAACTAACTAGATGCCTTGGGTCAGAAACAACATTCTTGTAGTAGTAAACCTTTTCATGCAATTTTTCGGATATCATTGGTGCTCCTTCTAATTTATCTCTAATTATACCATTGTCAATCATTTAAACAGATCCTCTTTATCTGGATAAACAAATTCCAGCTTAAAGTCTGGGTCTTGCTTAAAAAGAACATCTTCTCCAGATGGGTCTATCCAAAACATTGGCAACATGTATTTCCATCCAGACTTTACCTCATGTGCAGTATGACTAAATGGAGATGGTGAAGGAAATATTACAATGCTTCCAGCTTCAGGCTTAATGAAAAAATCATATTGACCCTCATTTCTAGGATCATCAATGTCTCCAAAGAGAGCACTTTCTGTTCCAGTCAGTACACCATTTTTAATAGAAAAAGAAAGCTCTCCGCCTTCGTAATCATCATTTGGCCAAACAACTAATGAATAAAGTAGTCGTGTATCTCCTTCTTGAGAATCATGATGAACTCCCATAAACTTTCCAGAACGATATCTGTGAACTCCAAATTGTTCTAGCAATATTAATTCTTCTTGTATATTTTGCTCTTTTTTATAATCTTCGCACACGGCTCGTATAGCATTAAACAGCGGGTCTCTTATTTTAATAAAAGATTCTTTTGTTTCTTCGGAAACGTCTTTGTCTATATTGTATACGCTATTTAATAGACATAGTTTTTTGTAACCATAAACATATGGATGACCCATAGATCTGTTCTCATCTACGTCCCACTGATTCCATGGAGTTAATATGGGATACATATCTGGATTATTTTCAGAATCGTTTACAAGTTCTAGCCACTCTTTTACGTTAGGTATTGCATTTTTATAATAATATACTTGAGGGTGAAGTTCTTCCCTAATCATTCCATTTTCTAACACAGTTGTTTTTATCATCTATATTCCCCCTCAATTTTTAGAGCTACATCTTTTTTAGCAGTTTGATCTGGGCCTGGTCTCAATCTTTCGCCCTTTTCTTTAAGTGCTGCCCAAAGCTCGGCGTCTTCTGCCTGTCTTTTTCTTTGCTCTGCAATATCGGTTTCCCATAAAGCCTGCTTTTCTTCGCTGTAAGTAACCTCTTCATTGTCCCAAAATGACCCTATTGTTAATCTAGTGCCCTTGGTAATCATCTGGACTTCGTGAATGTTATGGTGACCGCCAGCAAATGCCGCTAGCATTCCAGTTTTAGGTTGCAAAGAAATATCATGATCTCTAAAGTTTAAAATTCCGCCTTCAAAATCGTCATTTAGATAAAGAAATGCTGCCCACTTACTTCTTTCAAACGAATTGTACTCTGGAGAATCTATTGGTGTATTATCTGAATGGTATCCAGCATATGCTCCTTCCACCCATTTCTGTGCATGATAACTAACAAGCCTTAGCTTATCTCCTCTGCATATTTCTGTAGCTTCCTGAATTTTATCTTGAAGAGTGGTAAAAAAATCAGGTGCTAGACCAAACTTTTCTTTATCTTCATCATCTGGCAGATTAGATGCAAATGAGTCGTAGAATGATATTGGTGCCCATGGAAGAGTTCCTTTTTCTACGGAATGCTCCCAATACTTAATAACTCTTTCACAATCTTCTGGACTAAGAAAGTTTTCAAAAAACACGATGTCTTCTTTTACACGATTTTGATTTTCTAAATTAAATGTCATTTAAACTAATCCTTTCTAGCTTTTTCATTTCTTCATAATCTATTGTTTGATATGCTCCAGATTTTCTTTCTTCTTTAGTTCTTGCAATTTCCATTTCTTTCCATATTTCTTTTCCATAAAGCTTTTCATTTTTTAGCCACTCTTCTGATCCAGGATAAAATCTAACCCAGTGATTTCTTATAAAATACTTAGGTGAACCTTTTACTTTTTCAACACCGTGCATATAAAATTGACCAGCATCGGAAAGAAAGTCTGGGTCACCTGCTGGGAATAACAATATGTCACCCTTTTCTGGTTTGTAGTAAAGAGTTTTATTGTCCACTAAAAATGTAAGGCCTCCGCCTTCATAATCTCCGTTTAAGTACATTGTGCATGTAAATGTAAACTTGTATCCTCTAAAATCATGATAGTCTTTTTGATAATCAGTATGAACATGCATAGCAAAGTCTGAGTTTTCTATTCCGCCATCGACCTCATATTTACATATTGAAGGCCCCATTCTTTTCCAAAGCTCTGTCATTGATTCTTCTTCTTCATTAAACACCTGAGCCTCGGAATCAATTGGAACACCAAATGTTTCTGCATATTGATTTGTTGTTTTATTAAACACTTCAATTATTTCATCCCAAAAACTTTTTTCTAGCTGGGTTCTTTCAGATGAAGAAACTGAATGATCAAATTGATCGGCTTCCTTACCAAAGGTATACCATCCGTGCCAGTTTAAAGCAGACCCTTCTGGGTTTTTCTCAGAGTCAATAATTGTTTGTGTGAGTAGATCAATGTCTTTCCATGGATTTTTAAAAACCCATATCTTTGGATATATTTCTTTGTATTGAAGATTCATGGCTTTCGGTCTCCAGTATGCTCAAGTATCTGCCAAAAGAAGGGGGAGGTATATCTTCCACCAGCAATTACTGGTCTGACTCCATGTATATAGTTTTTATCTCCTGGGAAAAAATAAGCTGATCCGCCAACTGGCTTAAACTCTATTCCTTGAACTGGGAAAAATAATTCGCCACCTTCATAGTCATCGTTAAAATAAAACAATGAGGCTATGTCGTAATGAGGAAAATCATTTGGCGTACCAGCATCTGGCCCCTCGTGAAGTTCTTTATCCGCATGAGGATCTTGTCTTGCTCCAACGGGCCATCTAACAATAGCTGGGCCTGTTGCCTGAACCTTAACATTAAAAAACTTTTCTACTTCAACCTGTAGTCTTGATATCAAGTTATCCACCACACCAACTATAGATGGTTCTGCAGAGATCTCCATAGATCTGCGTGTGCAAACTCTATCGTGCCAAGCATTGGCATCATATATAACTGTGCCATTTTCATTGACATGGGAATCAGTAATATCCCATGTTGTATTATTTCTAGCAAAGTTCGTGAGCCTTACTCTTTCTTCATCCGTTAAAAAATTCTTTAGCTCTACAATATTTTCTGGTCCTGCGCCATAAAATCCAGAAGGAGTTATAGAGCCTAATGATCTATAATCGTGAGTATTATTAGTATTTAATCTATTTTCCATTTTACTTATATCTCCTTCTAGTCCAAAATTTTTTCTTATAGACTCCACCTTCTGGTGTTCTAAAAGTTTCTGATGTCTCCGCTGCTTTTCTCATAATAGTCACAGGTTTATGGAAAATAAAATCTGATTCCCAGTCTTCCCTTTTGAATGGTATTATCTGTAAATAAGGAGTTCCAGCAGGGACAACTCCAGTAAATCCGTTTTGTATGAAAAATGGTATCAACCCAGATGTTGTAACCTTGTCACTATCTATTATACCACCAACGGTAAGCCATGGTAAATCAAAGTGATTAATAGGTTGGATATAGAGAGAGCTGTAGCCATCTGGAAGCTCTGGCGCCCAATTTGCATACCAGTGAAAATGATTTTTTTCATATCCAGCAGGAACTTGAAATCCAGCAGACTCTGGTCTTTCTCCTACAAAGTCGTCAAACTTTAATGGAACTCTAGCCTTTGTCCTGTTATTTTTTTGATAAAACTCTATATCGCATGGTGTAACTAAAGTGTACCCTGTTGTAAATGTATCTAGCATTGCTGGGCATGCTTTAAAATTAAGCATTTTGCCACCATCTTTAGTTGCGTTAGAAACTGGATTCCCATAAAAATCTTTTACGTACATATCTGCATCATGCCACCATTTTGGTATAACTTTTGCTGTAGGACACGGTGCTGTTTCAACATCATTGTAATGCTTATTTGAGTGAAATGTTATTTTGTTCATTCTGGTATTCCACAACCTTCTGGTCCGTTTAAAGCGGTGTCGTCATTTTTTAGTCTTAACGATTTAACTTCATGAGATCCTATTTTATTATTTTTATGATCTACAGCATTTCTATAGAAGTCGGTCCATTTACCAGACTTATTAATATCACTAACAATTTTGCCATAATCTTCTTTTGGAAAAAAGTCTACTGGTAAATCTTTATATCCTTTTATTACCGCCACTGAATTATTTAAATTTGCTAAAGATATTGGCATTATTGCTGCAACTGGTGTATTTGCTGGAATGGTAATGATCTCATTGGCTTTAGTTATTCTCCAAGCAATTGGAAATGCGCCTTTAAAAAATGAAGTGCTTATTAATGTAGTAAAAGGCCAAACACCTTCTATAGGCCAATTTGGTGTTGGCATTGCTAACATTGTCACATCTTCTTCAGTTCTTATTACTATATTTGTATTGAAACTAATTGTTGCGTTGGCTCTTGAAGTTGATACATATTCGTTTCCTTTTAAAACTTTAACGTGTGTATCTGTGGAGTCTGATATTCCATCCCATATAAATGATATATCTACTGGAAAGGAAACTCCCCAACCTAATGTATTCGATAGACTTACTGGAAAGCAGTGATACGCATGCTTGTCAAAAGTTTCATCCATCCACTCTCTTTTTACACCTAAAGGCTGAATATTTGCTGATTGGTTTGGATAAACTTTATAAACATCAAAGTTCATCAGTACCCATCTTTCATTGATTTATCAGACATGAACTGTCTGTAAAAAGATTCTGTATGAGTTGCATCGTTATAGTCTGTCATTGTAACAATTGAATATTTTAATCCAGATTTTACTGGGAGGGCAGCGTGTGAAAACAGATATGTTGATGGGAATATATATAGGTCTCCAGCTTTTGGCTTTATAGTTAAATCAAGCTTATCAAATCTTAAACCGCCCTCTTCATAATCATCATTGATATATGCAACCATTGATACTGTTGATATATATGACCATCCATGATCTGAATGATAAGAGAAGTGTTGCCCTTCTCCGTATTTAATAAAATTCATAGCTTCCCAATATTTTAATTCAATATTGTAGAAAGAAGAATAATCATTTAGTGCAACTAGCTGTACGTCATGCACATCTTGCCAAATTGCATCTACATCTTTATTATATTTGTCTAAGGGATTGCTTCCTTCAAACTTTTTCCATTTAAAATCTACACAATCTCTATAGTCAGGCATTTTTTCTCTATAGCCTACTGTTGCTTCTTTCCAGGTATGCATTCCCTTAGAGTCAGATATTGCATTTTCAAGTCTATTAATTACATCTAATTCTGGAGTGATTACATTTCTATATACCCAAAGTCCTGGGAACAACTCTTCTTTTTCATACATTATTTTTACTTACCATTTCCCTATTGGACACTCAGCGTCTTTAAGTTTAGTTTTTAACGCCATAAAACAACCACACTTTTTGCATTGTTTTGTAGATTTCATAAATTCTGGGCAAGTCGAACATACACTATATCTTTCTTGAGAAACAGACTCTTCTGCATATTCTGTATTTGGGTCTATAAAATCCCATGGTCTTGTTGTGCCCAAATTTTCTTTATATTTTTGCCAGGCGCTTTTGTTATTTTCTTCTGCGCTCATTAAGCATTATCTGGATTAGTAAAATTAACTCCATCATAGAGCCAACCTTTTTCAACAATAAACTGCTCATCTAATTTTAACTCTACCACATCTGAAGTTTCTACCATAGTAACAAATTCATCAATTTCTTCTTGGCTTGCAAAATTTTCCTTGCCTGATCCCCATTGGCCCACAATTTCTCCATCCATAATTCCTGCAAATCTTACTGCTTTTGGATGAGTCCAAGCTCCATCTTCTAATAAAGTAGTTTCGCCAGTTTCTATGTCTTTTTTGTAAAATTTTCCATCTACATAGACATCTCCTGGCATTACGTCATAATCACTTGAATACTTTAATGTAACCCCTGATCTATACAATGCCACCCATTTTTCTCCAGCTGGCGTAGAGGTACTGACAAATTGAACATGTTCAACTTTTGCGTTTTTTACATATGCGAAATATGACATTTTTTCTCCTTTATAGAATTATACATTAACTTTTTAATTTAATCAATACCTGGGGCGATATTTCTATCGCCCCATCAATATTAATTAGCAGAACCAGTTATTACCTGCACAGCAACAGCAAGGACAGAAATAGTTTCCGCCGCCAACGAAGTGTGGTGGGAAGAACGGTGGGAAGAACGGTGGGAAGAACGGTGGGAAGAACGGTGGGAAGTGTGGTGGGAAGAATGGTGGGAAGAACGGTGGGAAGAACGGTGGGAAGAACGGTGGGAAGAACGGTGGGAAGAACGGTGGGAAGTGTGGTGGGAAGAACGGTGGGAAGAACGGTGGGGAGAACGG